GTTACCCGGATAGATGATCTCGAAAAGCCATGTCTGTCCGTCGGGGATCTCGGAACCGAAGCGCCGCCACCAGGCGGTCGCCCATCGCGCCTGCTCGCTATCGAACGAGCCACGGGTTGCGATGCGCACCTCATAGCCCATGCGGTAGCTGATGCCGAGCGAGCCATCTAGCTTCTCGTAGGCGAGGAACGGATCGCCGATCGGTAAGCGCGGGAGCGGTGAGGACTCGGGGAGGTGCTGGGAGAGATTGAAGAACTTACGGAACGGCCGCGCGACGATGTTCCCGTAAGAATCCAGGATCAGACCGCGGCAGGCGAGCGTCTCTGGTGTCCAGGCATCTTCATAGGCGCAGCGAGCCGTGTAGTTGTAGATCTGCAATCCCGGCTCTTCCGGGTGCTCGCGCATCGTGAGCAGACCTTCGTCCACCAAACCCGGCAGGAGATCGTAAGAGAAGTCATCAGCCATTTGGTTCCTCCGAATCTAGGGCAAGGATCGGCCGGTTCAGCCAAAGACACCATAGCATGGTGCCGTCCCGGAATCAACGGCGATGCGCTATACTCTCCTCCGCGGCGTAGAGCAGTCATGGAAGCTCGGTGCGCTCATAACGCACAGGTCGCCCGTTCGAATCGGGCCGCCGCAACCACAAGCCGGCGAGGCCCTGCGGAGGGGCGCCATCCTTGTAAGGTGGCCGAAGCGAGTTCGACTCTCGTAGCCGGCTCCATTTCGGGGCGTAGCTCAGCCTGGATAGAGCTCTCGGCCTGGGACCGAGAGGCCGCACGTTCAAATCGTGCCGCCCCGACCATTCCTCTCCGCTCACTCCAACCGCACGACCGGAATCCCCTTGCGCTCCGCCCGCCGGATCATGTCCGCCGTACCGTTGCCACCTGGGAAGGCGATCACGGCATCCGCATCCTTAGCCATCTCGGCGTTGCGGATCGGCCCTGCCGCGCGTCCATGCGCCTCCCAATCCGCGTGGAACCGCCGGAACGGGTAGCCCATCGGGACGCTCCACCGCTCTACGTCGGTGTCGATCCCGCGGGCACCGCCGAGGAAGAGCGTCAAGCGGCCATCGTTGAACTGCCAGAGAGCATCCGCGAGCGCGCGGCCTCTCTCTTCCGTGAGTTGTTCCTCTCGGCCGCCGCAGACGATGATATTCATGCCTGCCAGTTCCGTAAGCAGCCGGGACAATGCCAGCGGTTCCGGCCCCGGCGCTTCCCTCTCCTCTCTGGCGCCAACGCGCATCCGCTAGGGCACGCAGGCCGCTCCACCACCGGCCCAACCACGGCCCACGGCTTCAGCCGTTCCGTGTCCCCTGCGGCCCTACGGGCGCGACGGATGGCCTCTGCGGCGCGCTTGGCTAGCCTCTCCCGCTCTTTGCGGTCCACGCCGCCCCGGACTTGCCCGTGCGGCCTCGTGCTCGCGGCGGAGGCGGGCTAGGCGCTCGGCCGGGGTCTCTGGGGCGACGGCGGACGGCGTAAACTCTGGCGGATCGGGCTCGGGGTCCGCCATCGGGATCGTCTCGACCGCCTCCCCGAGCGAGGCCATGACTTGCTGCACGATTGTGAGCGGCGGCAATGGATCGGGCGCCAGCTTTGGGCGCTTCGGCCGTGTGGCGATAGCTGGCGCCACCTTCCGCCCCGGCATCAGGTGCTCCGGTATTGGTCCCTGCGCCGTGGAGGGGTTGACGGGCTCTATATCCGAGAGCATGCCCCGGAGCTTGCCGGCGTAGCTCATCGCAGAAGGATACGAGCCACAAGCACCCCGGCACCGACGACATAGGCACCGGCGGCGACCGCGTAGATGGCGACTGCGCCGGGGCCGAGGTGAGCGCTGGTGACCGGCTCCGCGCAGATCCCGATGAGCAGGGCGCCGAGCCCGTAAACCGGCGCGCTCGCGACTTGGAGGGCGTCTCGCCAGGGTGAGGCGGCCCACTTCCGGCCCCGGTAGTAGTCGCCGTTCACGGATGGATCGGCGGCGCCGGTGATTCGGATGGCTGAGTGGCTCATGGTCACGCGTCCATCAGGGCAGTGATTGCTTCCTGCCACTCGGTGAGCGCCGCACGCGACGCCGCCATGCTCGCCTCTAGATCGCGGTTGAACAGCGTTGCGTCCCACCAGGCGATCGTAACCCCGTAGATCATCGGCCAGTAGAAGACGGGATTATAGGCGCTAGCGATCCATCCGCGGCGGAGAGCGAAGCGCCGGCGAGCGCGACGGGAGCGCCAGCGGAGGCGGCGGAGCGCGGGTCTCACGCCGTACCTCCGCGCTTCTCAATCGCAGCGTCCGCCTCGACGAACACTCCTACGCTCTTGAGCAGTGCTACAACAGCCTCTCCCGCCTCTGTCGTCTCCCACACGCTGGCGCGGATGTCATCATCGTCGGTTGATCGAGCCGGCGGCCGGCGACGGATCAGGCCGCGTTTCTCTAGCGCGGCGCCGGTGACGATGAAGTTGTCCGGCTTCGCCAGGCTCGTGGCGCCGTGAATGCCGCGATCCCAAACCACTCCGTCGGCCGTGGCGCAGAGGAACTCTAGCATCGGCTGCGTGAGGGCGAGGCACATGCCCGTGCGCATGACGGTCGAACGGAAGGCGGCGCGCCAGTCCTCGGGGGCGGCCCGAACGCTATGCACGCGCTTCGTGGCGCAGGAGACGGGCACGGCAAGCTGGTAGCGCTCCGCGTACTGCCGCACCCGTTGGCTAACATCGGTGGCGAACACGAGAGGATCGGCATGCACCGCGATCTCGGCCGGCAGGTAGCCGCGACGGCATAGCTCATACCAGCCCGCAGACTTGCCCTTTGCGCGCTCTTCCGCGCGGCGGAGGCCGTCGGCGGTCAGGCGTTCTAGGTCGTCCCTCATTTACGCGATCCCCTCGACGCGGGAGAGCGCCGCGCGCCGAACCGGTGCCGGGAAGTCCTCCAGGCGCGCATCGTCGAGCGTCGCGCCTGGCGAGCCATTGATCCACCGCAGGAGGGCCTCCGCCTGATTCGAGGGGTGTGCGGCAAGCGCCGCCCGGACCTCGGCGAGGCTACGGGGCTGCGCCTTGCCTTCATCCCGCTTGCGCTCTCGTGCCTTGCCGAGCACTGCCGCGGGCTTGGCACCGGCGGCGATCTCGGCCGTGAGCGCGAGCACATCTTCCTCGGGCAGGCCGCGGAACGCTTTCGCGCCGGCTTCCGTGAGCCTACCCTCCGCCACCAGCCGCAGCGTCCTGGCCGGCAACGTAAGTAGCGAGATGAGGCCCGATACTCGGGACGCCGAGCAGCGCATGACGCCGCCGATCCGCTCGTGAGTCCATCCGAGCTTGACCAGCTCGCGGGCCGTGAACGCCTTGTCCACGGCGTTCAGATCGAGGCGTTCAAGGTTCTCGATTAGGTTGAGCTCGATCGCTTCCTCATCCGTGCAGACCACCAGCGAGGCGTTGAACGGAAGGGGGCCAGCGAGTGGATTACCGTTGCCGTCTTTCCACTTCGATGGCTCCTCGTTGATGAGGAGGATCGCGTCGAGCCTGCGGTTGCCTACGACGACCACCGCGACTCCTTCGCTGTCGCGCCGAACGACGCCTGGCTGAAGCTGCCCCTTGGCCGCGATCGATGCCGCAAGCTCGGTTAGGCTCAGGTCAGCACCTGGGTTTGACCGCGACGGGTTTGGACCGCGACGGATCTTCGAAAGCGCCTCCGGCGGCCAACTCAGAATGTCCTTGCGTTTACCGCCTTCTGCCTTCGGGGGCATCTAACCCTCCCTCTGGGAATCGATGAAGACGTGGCCGACGAATCCACCGGAATCGAGCTGGTAGGTGCCGACGTACTCCCCCGGCTCCCGATAGATCGGGTGGCCGGTGCCGTAGGTCATGAAGGCGCGGAACTCCTGCGGTGCCGAGGTGTCCACGGGAGCCCAGATGCACGGCTTCTCCCGCTGGACCTGGCACGAGAGGATCTTGGCGCCGACCGGCATCTCAACCTCCTGGCGGTCGGTCACGAGGAGGACGTACTTGAAGATCACCTTCACGGCTTCACCTCCCGTGACATCCGCAGGTACGCATCCCGGTATCCATCCCCGTAGGTGGGGACGCTTAGTGAGTCAGCACGGCGAGCTGCGGCGTCCTCGCTCGCCAATGCATCGATTTGTTCGGGGGTCGGAAAGTCTCGGGGCGGAGTACCTCCACGGCGCCTCGCCTCTAGGGCGGAATCGATCACCGCCTCCTCTAGGTCAGCGATACGCGCCGAGAGCTTCTGTGCGAGGCTGCGAGCCGTTCTGTTCGTCTCACTCTCCGTTGCGATTGCCCCGTCCCGCTCGCGGATCGCCGCCGCCAGTTCACGTTCTACCCGAATGGCGCGCTTGAGCGCCGCCTCCTCCCGTTGCAGCGCGTTGTCTAGCTCCCGCTTGAGCTGCTCGATCTGATGGTCGGGGGAGAGATCAGAGAAGCTGGCGCCAGCCGCCGGGGCAGAGTGAGGAACGGGAGCGGCGTCGGGCACTACCCTTAGAATCCGCAAGCTCTCCACCTGGAAATCGAACGGGGCGACGGCCGGCTTACCGTCACTTCCAAGGAACCACTCACCGCGTCGCGGAGGCCGGGCCTCACCTGTCTCATAAAGCTGAACGCTGATGCTGTAGCTCATGGGCGCGCCTCCTCGGCGGCGGCCGAGATCTCTATGAGCATCACCCGCAGGATCGGAAAGCTCTGAACTGAGTAATCGAACATGGCTCGGACGGGATAGCCCTTGTAGCCGCGAAACCACTCCCCGGCGAAGGGCGGCCGGACTTCACCCGTCTCCTCATATCGAAGGTCGAAGTTGCGGCTCATGGCGCCACCCTCTCAGTCTCTGCCCACGGGTAGCAGTCCGGCACCTCGGGGCGAGTCAGCTTGGCGACCAGAGCCTCAATCGAGCCGGCGAGTGATAGCTCTTGCCAGTCCTCCGGCCGTGGATTGTCACCCATGGCGCACTCTACCCAGGGAGTGAAGGCGGTCCCGTAGGAGCGCACGCGGTACTGGAGACGGCCGCGGCGCCACTCGTAGACCGTTGCTGCGGGCCTTGGATGACTCTCGACCCTGCCACGGATAGAGGCATGTCCATTCGCCCACGCTTGGCGACGCGCGGCGATTGCTCCGGGCCGCTTCGGCTCCGGGTAGGGATTCGCGCTTGCGGGCAGCCCGACCTGGGCCGCCTCAGCTCCCTTGCCGTAGGCGATCTCCAGTAGCAGCGCGTCAGTCTGCTCGGCACTCGACAGGAACGGGCCGGTGGCGGGGATCATGAGCGCACCTCGGCGGCGCCATCGTCCAGCGCCCACTGGTCCTCGGTGTAGTCGGCCGGGAGGCCGCCGAGCGCCGGGCAACCGTCCTGGTGCTGCCGGCCACCCTCCCAACAGAAACAGCCCTCGGCCGGGCTGAGTGGGAAATCCCGGCCGTCACCAGCGACGATGATCGCGCTGCCGTCGCGGAAATCCCAGCGGTAGGTGGCGGTTCTCCAGCCGTCGCGGAAGGTCCGCCTGCCGCCGACGCTCCGTGCGAGATCATCGAGCGTCGCGCTGTTGCCGACCGGCGAGAACCGCCGGCCGTCGTTGTCGAGCAGACCGGCGAGCGCTTGGGCGGTTGTGATTGCGGTGGTCTGCGTCTCCGTGCTCATGTCGGGGTTTCCCTCTCAGTCCGGCCGGGCTCGATCGCCCTTGCCATGCCCCCTACTGTACGCACTGCGGACTACGATGTCAAGGGGTCTGGGCGAGAATCTTGTCCAGCGCCTCACCGGGGTCTATCCCGGCGAGCTGCATCTCAGCCAGCCGGTCCACTAGAGGCGCGAGCCAGGGGGCCAGGTTCCGCTGGCGGTCCGTCACGGCAAGATCCGCCGCCCGCTGCCAGAGGAGGCGGCGCTTCGGGGTCAACTCTAGGGAGAAGCGGGGAGGTCTGCTCATGGAGATCTAGCCTACCACGCCGCAATGCGGACTGGCGGGGTCCGCGAAAGTGACCGGCAGTCCAAGTTCTCGGGCGATTAGGATCTCGGCCGCGATCCCCTCTGAGGTCTGGTAGCCGTCCACCTTGAGCACGCGTAGCTCACTGCATGCACCAAGGACTGCGCGGTCGAACGCTCCCCAATAGGCCCAATTGCCCGGCAGCTCACCGCACTCCGCGATCGGATGGGAGTGTGAGATCGGGGAGAAGACGAGGAAGCCTTCCGCCATCAGGCGCGCTGCGGCACAATTGGCGGCATCAAATCGCGCCCTCCGCACCGAGGCGTCGGGATGGCTGTAGGGGCAGGCGAGGTAGATCATGTAAGAACCTCTTCCGCCGTCTCGCCATCCTCGGCCTCGTCCTCAGCGCCTAGCTCATCTTCGCTGCCGCGCCATTCGATCTCTGCCTGTTCTCCGATATCCCTGCTCGCCTGGGCGACATTCTTGACGGCCTGCCGGTAGTAACTCGGCTTTAGCTCGATACCGATTCCGCGACGGCCGGCGCGAACCGCTCCGTAGATCTCACTCCCTACGCCCATGAATGGACTGAGAACCGTCTCGCCAGGATTGCTCCATAGCGTCAGTATGCGGTCGATCACGTCCAGTTGCAGCGGATGGACATGCTTTTCATCCTCGGGGTCTCGTGCCTCGCGGTAGGGCAACACGCGGTCCAGTCGGATGTCACTCCAGAACGCGCTCGCGTACTGTCTCCAAATCCAATGTGAGTACCTGTTTTCGATCTGGTTCCCGGTCCATCCTCGGTAGTGCAGCAACTCGGCCGGGATCTTCCGTTCGCCGGCATACTCCATCAGCCCGTGCGGGTGCGCAATCGGAATCTTGTTCTTGCCGCTCCGCCGGAAGACGAGCACGTAATCCGCGGAGGCGACCGTACACCGGGAGCTGTCTTCTACGATCCCCTTATGCGCTAGCGCTTTGGTCATGGTGCGGTTGCGGACGGTGAGCGGCTCTTTCCAGGCGTGATAGCGCGCCACGTACGCCCACCCATGCCGTTTGTGCAAGCGGATGATGTCGCCGGGAAAATCCATCAGCTCATCGCATCCCGTGTTCCCGGTTGCCACATCCGTGCAGTGAACGGCGGTCATTCTCCCTGGCAGCGTCAGGCGGTGCAACTCACGCACCACGAAGCCGTAATGCTCGAAGAAGCCCTCATATGACCCCGAGTTGCTTAGATCGTGCTCACTCGAGGAATAATGGTATAACCCGCCTCCGCGATGCGCAAATGGAGGGGAGTACACGGAAAGATGCACCGACTCTTTCGGCAAGGATTGCATGACTTCGCAGCAGTCGCCGTTGTAGAGGGCGTAGTTGGCTGTTATGGATTGGGCGGCGGTTCCGCTCATCGCGTTCTCCCGAAGGCGCCGTGGAGCTTAGCGCTGGCCGCAACATAGGCCGCATGAGCTTCCTCTTTCGTGTCAAAGCGACCGAGATGTATTTGCACTCGGTTGACGGTAATCTTGGCCTGCCAGCGGCCGTGTCGACAATCCCATGAAGCGCCCTTGAGTCCGCTGGAGTTGCTGCGCGGCATCCTCTGATTTCGGTTGTTCTCGGCGCGGCTTGCGAGTCTAAGATTCGAGCGTACGTTGTTTAGGCCGTCGAGGTCCATGTGATCTACTTCGGATCCCTCGGGGGCCGCAAGGATCACGCGATGCATATAGATCTTGGACCACTTGCCCGAAGGGGTTCTCTGAGCCCGAATGGCGTAGAACGCGTCTCCGCGCCGATCGGCGCACCAGTTGAAAACCGCCAAGCGTTCATAGTCGCAGTCATCGACGACGGTGACCAGTCCTTGGGTGAGTTCAATTAGGCGAGCCATGCCGGCACCTCGACAGGAAGCTCATAGTCCCGCGATCGGGCCACGTGCAGGGCATCGCGCATGTGAAAGACCAATTCGGCGAACATCTCATCCGCGGCCCGTCCTTTGCGCCGCAGATTCTCTTTGGCCTCTCGGCCCCCCTCGGTCGTCACGATATCAACGACGACGGGTGACTTCTGCCCGAAGCGCCAGCACCGCCGGATCGACTGAAACGTCTGTTCGAAGGAATGACTGGGGAACATGGTCATGTGCGCGCAGTGACTCCAGTTTAGGCCCCAAGCGGCGATCTTGGGCTTCACGATTAGGAGGCGAAGCGATCCGGCGGCGAAGGCCGTGAATATCTCTTCCTTCTCCTCCGGGGATTGTGAACCGCTCACCTGGCGAGCCTCCGGTAGTATCTTGGCAAGTCGGTCGCCTTCGGCGTTGAGATGACACCATAGAATCGCGGGCTTGCCGGTGCCGGCTACCAACTCGGCGGCCTTCTCGCATCGCTCCTGGATCGTCCGCCTCTGCTCTTCGCGCTCTTCCCTCAGTCCGATGGCCGGCAGCTCGAACAACATCCCGTCCGCCCGCGTCCGCGCCTCAACGATATACTCGTTTTCAATCAGCGGCGGCAGGATGAACTTCTCGTCACTGAAACCAAGGTCCGATGGTTGACGAATCGCGCGAGCCCAAGAGCAAACCCACCGCCAGAAATGCGGCCGGGCATGTGCCTTGAAGCGCCACTGCTGACGCTCGAAAGCTCTCGGTGCCCCAAAGCCGCGCCACTTGCCTTTCTGGTCAATCGTGTTGCCGGCGTTCTTGAAGAAGCGGGTCAACATATCAGTATGACCAAGGTATCCGAGCGCCTCGCTCGATGTCCCTAATTCGATGTAGTCGTTCGGCGCCGCAGTAGCCGTGCAGAGCAGCCGATAGTGCATCTTGCGCATGAAGTCGGTTATAATCGCCTTTCGAGCGCTATCGAAAGATTTTAAACACGACGATTCGTCACATACCATTCCAATGTAGTCACTTGGGTTGAAGTGGTGAAGCCGCTCGTAATTGGTGACAGTCACCCCGGCATGCGGTCGCCCGTCCATGGATCGCGCAGCCGTCACGCCGAACTTCTCAGCCTCTTGTATGGTCTGAGCTGACACGGCCAGCGGCGTCGCGATCAGGACCCTACCGTTGGTTTGGCGCACCACGTTCTCAGCCCAGGCAAGCTGCATCGGCGTCTTCCCCGACCCGCAAGAAGAGAAGATTGCCGCGCGCCCCTTGCGCACCGCCCACTCGACCAGCGCCTGCTGGAAGTCGAACAGGAAGTCCGGCATCCATACTGGCTCGAATCCATGATTGGTGTCATCCTGCGCCTTGCGCGCGAGGAACTCGGTATACGATTCCACGGCCTAATCTTCCCAATTGGCGTCGCTGAGCCACTCGATATCGGCTTCGCGGAAGCGCCGCACGATGAACGCGCCGTGTGAGTCCTCGTGCGCGAGAGAGATGCCGTGCTTCCGGGCAACGGCGATCACTTCAGCCAGGAACTCCTCGACGGCGGGCATGATTACGAAATCGCCCTGCTTGCTATTCCATCTCTTACGCGCCATGAGGCCCTCCCGACACCATGCTATGGTGCGCCGGCCGAGGAGTCAAGCACGCCGCCGCGGGGTCAGCCGGTCACGGGCCACAATTGCGCCGCGCAGCTCCCCGGCGAGAATTGCGCTCAGGCGGAAGGCTAGGTCCGCACCGAGGACGATCTTCTCGATTGCCTTCTTACCGGACGACTTGGCGAGGTAGTTGCCGGCGTTGTAGGAGTAGAGCGGCTCGCCGTCCACGAACCGTTCCCGCGACTGGCCGCCCGAACCGGTCTCCACTACCCGGTAGCGCAGGCAGGCGTAGCAGCCTTGCTCTATGGGGCAGATTACGACTCCCGGCAGAACGTTGCGAGAAACCTCGGTCCAATCACCCGCCGCCACTAGAGGTCTCCCCGGACTACGGCGGAGATGACCTTCCCGATCTCGCCGGACTCCTGCATGGCCTTCAGCTCCTTGCGGACGGCTTTAGCCAGGTAGGCGGCGGTCTCCTCGCGCACGATCTGCTCGGCAAGGGCCGGAGCGATTGCGGCGACCTGGGCGCTCACGTCGTAGGTGCGGACGAACTCGCGCACCGCGGTTGCTGCCTTCTCCGCGAGATGGACACGACCCGCAGCGCGATCGTCTCGGTAGTGGCCGTCTGCGAAGGACTGCTCGACCTGGCGTCGTATGACCTCCTCTAGGCCGGCGAGGGGGACGGTCACGGTTAAGGTGTCGGCGGTCACCGATCGCTCCCCTGGATGACATGAAACGAGAGCACCCAAACCCATGGATCGCTTTTCCAGGTGGCGCGTTCGTCGTTCAACTCATCCCATGCGACGGCGTAGGATGCCGCGTAGGGCCGTGAGCTTGCGAGTTCGCCAGAAGTCAAGCACTGCTCGGCGCTGAACTCAGCGAAGCGCTCGGCGAATGTCTGCGTCACGCCCTCGGCTCGCGCGTCCTCCTCGCTGATCTCCTGAAGGCGCTCGACGCGGATGGAATCGACCTCTAGGAGGAGGCGCGAAGCCCAGCGGGGCAGGAAGAGCGGCGATCGCCAGTGGCGGTCGGGGTCAAGGGCGCGAGCGGCTAGCTGGCGCGCGGGATCTGCGTTCCGCCAGTAACGCTTGCCAATCGCGCCGTCCGCGCGGTATTCAATCGCCGTCCATCCGTCATTGGTTGAGCGCTCGACGGGGCGCCATGCCTCTCGCGCCCAGAGCCGAGTGCCGGGCATTCCGTACGGACATCCCTGTTGATTCGGGAAGCGCTGCCGGATCGCTGATTGCTCGTCGCTTAGCCCCCGCGCGACCCGCCGCGTTTGATTCTTCGTGCCGGCGATGATGGCCCGCACGCTCTCGCCCGAGAAGATTATGGGCCGCTCGCGGGGCACGCATTCAGTATGGCGGGATCGCCTCACGGTAGCGGCTCCGCGTCCTCATAGTTGACGACGCTCCCGTGGGTGCCGCACTTGTGCGCTGCCACGTCTTCATCGCCCAGGTGGCCGAGCGAGGGGCAGGCTACGGCGTAGCGGCCGTGCTTGTCGTCAACGGAGCGGATCACGCCTTCTACGCGGATCGGCTTCCATGTCTTCACCTCGTAGGTGTCGAAGGCGACGCGGGTGCCTACCGGCAGGAGCGCGGGCTTGCGGGCGGAGAACCATTCCTCCTCCGCCTTCTCGACCAGGCCGTAGCGGATGGACGTCGCGTGGTCAAGAATCTCCGCAATCTCCATGTTGGGAGACCATCCGTGGCCGTCCTCTAAAGCTTTGGCGATTTCGTAGCCGTCGCCCAACCCGAGAACATCGGCGATCTGTGCTGCCACTTTCGCGCTCTCACTCTCGGGAAGGGATTCGGCATCATGCCTCGTCAGGCGCTTCGCCAGCTCGGCGGCGGTGGCGAGCGTCACCCATCGATCCATCGGCTTGGGCCGCTTGGCGGGAATGGGTGTCGCCATAGTCAGTTGCTCTTCCATGTAGGTCATTTGCTTGCCTCGCGCTTGGCGCGCCCGAGCGGATCACGCTCCGTAGTGCCATATATCCGAACCTGGTAGCCCTCTCGCTTTGCGAATTCGCGGGCATTGGCGACGTCGGCCGCCGTGCCGCGGCGCAACCACATGCACGCCTCTGGCCGATGATAGATCTCGATCTTGGGCCGTTCGCCGAGGTCAGTTCTCGCAATCCGTCCGGGCTCGGCGAGCCGCCAGTCCTCGACCATGCGTACCAGGACGATCTGCCGCGGGCGGTCGAGCAGGGGCGACTCTTCATCATCTCTCGCCTCCGCTGGCCGAGGAGCGCTGGCGGTCGGCGCGGGCATCAGTAGCCCATCTCGACGAGTGTCTCCGCCACCCTCTTCCGCAACGCCGGGAACAAAGGGCGGCCTCCGTAGCCGAGGAGGTCACCGCCCATCGAGCTTTCGAGGTCGGAAATCATGTCCTCGGCGGCGCGCGCAACTGTATCTGGTGTCGCATACCACGCCGTAATCGCGCCAGCGATAATTCCTGCTGCTCGATTCACCGCTCGGTAGTAGAGATGATGATCCGCGGCGGCACGCCCGCCGTCGAGAAGACGGGAGATCGCCCGGCAGTGCTCGAGCGAGATCACCGCCGCACCTTCAAGTCGAAGCCATGCGCGCGCACATGGGCCAGCGCGCGCAGGAAGTAGATCCGCAACCATCCTTCGTCCGTCTCGTCGGCGGGGATCGTGCCCACACCGCCGCAGGTATCACACGCGCAGGGCTCGCTCTCCCAACAGCCAGAGGCGTCTACCTCGGCGTGGCGGACATCCCCGTGGTCGCATCCCTCGGGGCAGGATACGCGTGTTGCGTCGGCTTGGTGCCCATCGGGGCACTGACCGTGGAGGGGCGCCCATTCGCCACACTCGACGCAGGGGGCGACCTCTCCGCGCAGGGCGGACGGGATGTCCCGCTGCCAGGGCGAATAGGCGCGCCAGAGCCTTGCGCGCCGGACGGGATCAGTCTCTACCGCAGAGAGCGCAGCGCCCATCTCGCGCCGCTGGTGACGTAGTAGCTGCTCCACGGCGGCATCGTACTCGCGGGCCGTCAAGGCTCCGTCGCCCATCTCTTTCAGCTCACCTGTACCGTTGTAGGTGTCCATGGCGCCTACCATAGCATGGTGCGCCGGGGGTGTCAACGGGAATCTTCGGAATCCACGCGCTCGACTCGATTCGCGGCCATCGCCTTGCCCAACGCCCAAGGCTTGAAGCGCTTCGGCAGGTAACGCATGGCGCGGAGCCACGACGAGACCGGCGAAGAATCGGTGTCAGGCATGCTCCAAATAATTCCGATGGCGAGGGCGAAGAGGAGGAGGCCGACGCCCATCGGGCGTGCGTGGTGAAGCGCGGCGCCCCATCCCGAGAGCGCGGCTCCTGTGATCTCCAGGAGCGTTGCGACTCCGATGCGAAAACACCGACCGAGGTATTGGGTCATGGCTCGCGTCCCTCTCTCGCCATGGCACGGATTTCAGCGACCGTGAACGGTAAGCCGGTCTCGCTGATGAGCTGCAAGCCGGGATCAAGGCCGCGGACGTTTTCGACGACCATGATGGCGCCGTTGGGGCCACCGAGCGTTCGCATCGGGCAGCGGGCATCGTCCTCGTCTTCCGCGAGCATGAGCGCGATACGTCGCCCCGTTCCCGCGGAGAGTGTCAAGGTGCCCGCGTTCGCCCCGGACTCCCATACTGTCAAGAGGTCGTGAGGTTTCCTCTCGACCAGACGGAGCGCGGTCACTGGCGGGCGCAGGTAGTTGTATGAGGTGCTCATCCCCGACCCTCCAATCCGCGGGGCAGTTTCCCGCGGCACTTCGTCACCAGATAGAACTCTCGCTCCTCCCGCCAGACCGTGCCGTCAATCGAGTATTGCCGCACCGTCACGCCTTTCGCGCCTTGCGGCGTGCGGAGCCGGAAGGGATTCGGGAGCGCGGCCCGGCGGAACGTCCGCATTCGCCAGCCGCAGACAGCGCACTTCTTGTAGCCGTGCGGCGTCTTCCGCCATCGGTGCTTGCTCAGTGTCCACTCCCATCCCGCATGCATGGCTTATCCCCGGTCCTCTCTCATGTAGGCCGCTAGCTCACGGGCCGATTCGAGGCAGGGCGCGAGCCTCTCGCGGAGGTCCATGATCCCGTCGGCTACATAGCTACGGCCGCCCGCATATTCAGCCCACGCGTCCTCTAGGTCATTCGCTGCGGCAGTCAGGCGGCGGACAAGATCAGCCATCGCGCGCTCGGCGGCGCCTTCGGTTACTGCTCGCTGCGGTATCATTCTTGCCCTTCTCGTGCCGGTATCGGCGGCGGCTCATGCTGTGCCCGTCGCCAACAGTAGGTCGCGAAGCCGTGGCGAAAGAGGAATTGCGGGCCATCGATTGCGTCGCCGCGCCATGGTACCTCATCGCGGACTGGGCGCAGCTCCGGCTTATGTGGGTAGTACCGCCAGATATCGAGCCAGACCTCCTCACCTTCAGATGGCTCAGGCGGCAGGTCCGGGAGGTAGTGCCAACCGCCGCCAGATTCGGTCTCCGGGAGGGCGCGGACGCGATCGCACGCCTCGTCGAATGCCAGATCCATGAGTCGCCTATGCTGGACGCTAGCGGCTTCGGCGACCCTAACCGCGCCGGCTTCCATGCCATGCGGGGTCGCGAACTCGATGGCCGCAGCAGTGCGGCGCTCTTCTGTCAAGACGCTTAGCACGGCCTTACGATCTACCCCCGCTGCGGGATGGAGCATGAGGTGGGCGGCGCGGCGGAACTGCGGCTGCTCACCCAGCCCCCTCAGCCAGGTGGCCAGCGCCTCCCGCTCCCCATCCTGCGCCGGCTCTGCCGCGGGCGCCCGGAGGAGGGCGACGGCGCGGCGGATCTCGTCTGCGGCCTCCTGATCCGCGGGACTGCGCGCGGTCGGTAGCTGCCCGATCCGCGCCCGCAGAGCTTCCAATTCACGATCTTCCGCAGCCGAGCGTAGCCGCATATCAGCAAGGGTCTCCCGCCGCGCGAACATCGCCTCAATCTCGGCGCTGCGATATAGCCGCTTGAGACCTCTAATGCGCCGCGCCACCTCGGAGCACTCCACTTCCTCTTCAACGTGCGGTTCAGGGCAGACGATTAGGGCTGCTGCCTCAATCGCGGCGTTATGCACCTGGACACAAACCAGCTCATGGGCCGCAAGGCCGCGTGCTGTAGTGGTGAGCGGGTCCGCCCGCTCCCCCTCGCCCGCGGGCAGGGGGTAGCGGTCCAGGAGATCGGCAGCAGCGCGGAACCGTCCGGCACTCTGTGGGTACTCGCACCGCTCGTCTTCCACCGCGCAGTCGCGCAGGAAGGCGGCGAGCTCCGCGCAGTACTCCCGCGTCGGCCCGCTCACGGCCTCACCCCGCAGCCGCCGGAAGATTATCTCAACTGCGGGACCGAGCGCCCATCCGCCGAGGTCGCGGCCCGAGTCATCACGCACGAGAACAAGTCGGTCCGCCAGATCACCGCTCCCGCCGGTGAACAGATCACCGGCGATCTTGCAGGCGAGGTCACGGAGCCTCTTCTCCTCTGGCGTGAGCAGCGCTGACGCTTTCATGCCTCCGCCTCCTCGCCTTCATCCTCCGGGCGCACGAGCGAGCCCGCGCCCATCTCCTCGTAGATGATGTCAGAGACTAGGTTGACTTTCCCGGTGTGACGTTCGCCGATGAGTTCATGAATGACACGGCGCGCCGCCTTGTCCGCTTGCCGGCGGTACATCCGCCCAGCGGCCTCATGAAGCGCGACGCCGAAGGCTCTATCGTCTTCGTCGTCCTCTCCGTGCAGGATGTTGTGAGCCCGGACGAGTTCGCGGAGGATGGCCTCAACTTCCGGTTCTACGAGCAAGCTAAAGCCGAGGCCGCGCGCCTCGTAGATGACATTGACGCAGTGCTGACCGTCCGGCAGTGGCTCGCTCGTCAGGCGGATCGGGGCGCCGGGGTCTGGCGCCGGCCGCTGTGCTGCTAGTTCGGCAAGGCGCTTCTGCGCTTCAGCTAGCCTCTCTCCGCGGGCCTGCGCTTCCTCCTCGGCGGCCTGCATGCGCTCTTGGAGGAGGAGGGCTTGCTCCTCGTAACGGGTATCTCGGTCGCGGAGTTCGTTGCGGAGGCGGGTGCATTCCGCCTCTGCCGCAGCCACCCTGTGCCGAAGTGATAGCTTCGCGTCTTCTAGTGACATCATTTAGGGCTTCCTCTCGGATGATAGCGGTAATCCTCGCGCATACTTGCGCATCAGCCCGACGACCACGCCGCGGACCTCAAAGTCCTCCGGCTTGACGTAGATCGGATGCATCGCTGAGTTAGCGGGCTGCAACCGGATCACGTCGCCCTCCGGCCAGTAGCGCTTCATGGTGGCATCGTCGCCCACCAGGCAGACGACCAGGTCACCGGGAACGATCTCCTCACCGCGGAGCACGACGACGTAGTCGCCGTCGTAGATCCCCTCCTCGACCATCGACTCGCCCACTACGCGGAGGACGTAATGCTCCGCTGTTGAGCCGGACAGGAGATGGCCCGGCACGGCGAGACGCTCGGTGGCGCCGGTCACGGGCTCAATCGGTGGGCGCGGGGTGGTCATGCGCTCCTCCGTTTCGCAGCAGCATCCTTCTCTACGATCTCGCAGCCGCACCGCGCCAGAGCTTGCCGCAGGAAATCGAAACCGACATTCGACCCGAGCCACTGGACAACCGTCGCCAGAATGACTCGCTCACGGTAGGTGAGCCAGAAGGCGAGGACGCCATCAAATCCGAAGGGCGATCGGCGCTCCCCTTTCTTCGGTGGGCGCACCATTAGCTCCTGCGCCAAGTCACCGATGCGATGCTCGTGCGCCCACTGATCCGCGAAAGCCTGCTCTCTATTGCGGTAGAGGCATCCGGCGACGGCCGCGCCCATATCCGGCGGCTCCGCCGTCTCGCGGGAGGCTTCATATGCCGCCGAGCAGACCTCGCACCGACACACCCCGAATCCGGGCCTATAGACGACCCTGCGGTAGTGGAGGCCGCGGAGTAGTGACGCTTTGACCATGGTCAGTCCTCTGCCTCATTGCCCGCCCCTGCGGCAGCCGCGGGCTCGCGGTCGCACAGCATCCATGTCGCGCCGTTCTGCCGCATCTCCAGGCCCAACTCCTGGGCGTTGAAGTCGGCCGCGAGTCGGCTCATGGGGTTGCCGTCGCCATCGAGCCAGTCGCGCTCCTGAGTGCCCATGGACCTGTGCATCCTAATCGCGAGCGCTACGGCACCGACGTAGAAGTGTGAACTGACGGGCATGATGCTTATCCTTTCGCGGAGATCGGCGGTAAAAGCGCTCAGGGCTCGGGAGCCGGTGGCGCGGCGGCATCAATCGCCGGCGCCAGCCGCTCCTTCGCGTCCGCGAGGCCAAGGCGCGTCACGCCGACGCCGTCGGCCTCGGTGGTGCGCGTCTCCGTGTCGAGCAGGGATCGGGCGGTGGCCGCCGCCTGCGCGGTGCCTGCCTTGTGAGCTGCCGCGGTCTCGGCGTTGACCGGCAGACCCGTTCCTCTCAACGCGGCGAGCGCTCGCGCCGCGGCGCCGTCGCCGTTGTCACGGTCATACAGGCGCGGGTCGAGCACGTCATCGTGGAGATCGATCTTCATCACCCGGCCCTTCAGGTAGTCGAAATAGGTCGTTTGCTCCAAGAGGGCCGCGGCCTCCTCGCGTGTCATAGGGGTCGGGTCGTAGTGCAGGAATCTCAGGCCCAGCGGACGTGACGCGTTGTAAAGGGCGGCAAGTATGTCGGCCTTGCTGTACTCACCAATCGGGATCATTAGCTTTGCTCCTCCGCAGGGGACACAGCCCGGCTCCGCGCGTACCGCCGACCGCGGCGTCGAGGCCGTGGCGATACGGGGAGCCGGGCAGGGTGCCGGCGGGGTTGAAGTGGAGCGGGTCATTGTTGGCCTCGACGGGGAGCACCATAGCATGGTGCGGGAGCGGGGTCAAGCGGGCGAGCCGGGAATTCTCGGAGTTGACGGCACGGAAGGCACCATGCTATGGTGCTGGACATGAGCAAGGATACGCCGAAGCTGGAGCGCGACTGGCTGGTCGATGTTGCCTTCGCGCAGTGCCGCGCTGCGAAGGTGCGGGCCGCTACCGCAGCAGAAGCCGTGGATCTTGTGCGGCGCGGAATCTGGTCGGATCTAATAGATCTTCCCGACGCGACCTACCGACCGCTGCCGGAGTCGGTCCGTCCAGCGCCAAGCAAAGGGAACGCATGAGCGAATTCATCCTCACCTTTTGTGACCGCTGCTCCCCCGGCAACCGCGTCGGCTACAAGATCCGCAACGGCATCGGGCGCGGATGGGCGGAGTGGACGGAAGAGCACTGCGTCACCGAGCTAGGATGGCAACGCACGCCAGAGGGCGTGATCTGCCCGGATTGTCAAGAGGAGGTGCAACTTGAAAGAGTATGCGGTAGTTGACACGCGCGAGGCCGTGCGTATCGAGCCCCAGGTGAATCCGTGCCGGCGCGGTGTCACCCTACGGGAAGCCTTCCGACAGGCGCGCCAACTGGCGGGATGGACGCCGGGAGAGCGGGAGGGCAGCGAGATCTGCCGGCGATGCGGAGGCGTGGGGTGCGGGCTCTGCGATGGCGAGGGGCATCTCGCGGTGACGGGTGCGGGTGAGGATGAAATCGCATGAGCTGGCCGGAGGCATGCGTCACAATAGCCATCCTTTTCGTTGTCGCGGTCGGCATCGTCTGCGCGCTCGTCCTGTTGGAAGGCGAGGCCATCATCCGCGCATGGAGGGACAAGCCATGATCCCAGGAGACCTCTTTCGCCACCTCCGCCGCATACTAGGAGAGAGACAGACCGAGCACGCCCTCCCGCAGTGCGCGGACCCCGCTTGCGCCCGGATCTTCGTCCGCACCCACAAGGGGCAGGCGCTTTGCCAGCGGTGTGAGGATTCGGCGCGCATGGCCGAGGCAACCTTCCCGTTTTCCGGCGCCCGGCAGGGGCATGGCTCATGAGTCGCGGATGGGCGGTGCTTGTGATTTGGAAGACCAGCACGAAGGAATTCCTGGTCAACAATCTCGGACGGCCCGCAATCTTCATGACGAAGAAGCGCGCCGAGGAAGAGCGCGACCGCCTGCGGAAAGGAATTGCTTGCCAAGCCCGCAGCGTTAGCGTGGTTGCGGTTCCATGACCGCTCCCACTCCCTCCGCCCTCACCAAGAGGGAACTCGACCGGCGCGGGTGGCCCTGGGCGCAGGGGGAGTACTTCCAGGTGATGGGCGATCCGAAAGATGCCGGCAGGCTCGCCGCGTTCCTGGAGTGCGTCGCGATGATAGAGAGCCTGTCATCCTTCACCGCCGACGCTTTCACGGCTGACGTTCTACGCGCGACACTTGGGGATCTTCGCGGAGGCGTGCTCATCCGTGCGGCCGCGATCAAGCAACGCGAGGGACCGCCCGGCGTCAAGAAGGATTTGTTCGGCTACGGGGACTTGTTGGTGCTCGACGGCCTGCCGGGCTCACTCCTGATCCAATGCACCTCGGCCTCCAACGCGAGCACCAGGGTCAGCAAGATCAAGAGCCTAGATGTGGCCCGCAAGTGGCTCTCCGCGGGCAACCGAATCCAGGTCTGGGGATGGGCTTCTCGGCCCGTAGATGAGGCTCAGGCGTTGCTCCTTCGCGGCGCCCGGAAGCCTAAGATGTCCTGGCAGGTCCGCATCGTTCCCGTCACTCTAGACATGTTCGGCGCTTGACGCTCCGCGCGCACCATGCTATGGTGCATCTAGTTGAGCAATCGAGGCCACATTTCAACCCCTGGAGAGCGCCATGCATGAACACCCGTCGGTAGATGAATTGGAGGAGCGCGCCGCGAAGATGGCGCGTTACGCGACAGCCCTTGCAGAAGATGGCGATCTCGATGGGGCTGCCGAGGCTTATCACCTGGCGCGGTACATCCGCCATGACGCCGCGCTCGCGGAAGAGGCGGAGAGCCGCTAGATGGCCGCCAACCGCTTCCGTTCCCCGAAGCACCCGAAGCAGTCCACGGTCGCCCGCGGAGGGATGACGGACGACAAGACGGTGAAGTGGCTGGCCGCGCGCACGGCTGAACTGACGGGGCGCGCCGAGCCGAGCATGCCGTTTGGCTTCAATGCCTGGCATCCCCCGCTCTACACCCCGCCGGCCCGGCGCAGCCTCTGCGGACTCCGCAACCTCCCGCGCCGGAAGCGGGAGGCGATCCGGCGGGATCTGCGCAAGAAGGTTGCTTACCAATCTGAGGGTTGACGGTGTCTAGGCGGTAGCAGCCCGGCGCGGAGCCGGGTTGTGTCCCTGCGGAGGAGACGAGAAATGCTTTACGCATTCACCGGCAAGAGCACTCGCAGTGATTCGCCGCTGCATCTCGCCTTTTCGGCCCAAGCGCCGAGCGGCGGTCTCCGCTACCGCGCCCTCTGCGGAGTCTGGATGACGACGGATGGCGCACGTAGCGAACTCGTTACCTGCAAGGACTGCGCGCGGCGCCAGGCGAAGGCGGCGAGGGCTAAGACCGGCAGCGACCGCTAGGATCGCCTGAGCCTTCTTGCCGCCCATCTCTGCGAGGTGGGCGGCGGCGAGCGCTCAAAAATGAGAGAGAGGAGGCCAATTATGGCAGGTAGCATTTCCGATCCCTGGGAGTGAAGGGAGGTCCGATGAGCCCATTTTGGGCAGGCGTGATCTGCACGATTTTCGCGGAGCTGATCGTAGTGCTCGCGGTGGCGCTGATGGCGTCGCTCGCGGGCAGAAAGGAGCGCTAATGCGCAAGCCCACCGTGGAGCTCGACAGCGATTCCAAGGTCGCCGTGATCCGCCTGCAGGGCGACCGTCGCGAGCCCGAGCCGGAGTCGGTGCGGATCGTCTTTCCAGGCGGCTCGGCCGAGGTAGTCCGCACCACACAGGGCGACTATTGGGTCCATGCGACCTCCCACCATCCCGAGCACGGGCTCTTTGTGCCGGGCGAGACGGAGCCGAGCGCGATCACGAATGCCAGGCTCGACTCCGTTAACAAGCACACCGTCGATATGGCGCTAGGCGACTTTGCCGACCCCGGTCTTTACCACGTGGCCGTTCTCGTCGCCCGCAACCGAAAGGAGCCCTGATGGGAGCCCTCGCCGATGTAGCAAACGAGCGCAACCGCCAGATAGTAGAGGAGGAGTGGGGCGAAGACCACGACGATTTTCATAGCGGCGGAGAACTCGCCTTTGCTGGCGCCGCCTACGCCGTGGTGGATGAGAGCCCCAAGCTAGCGGTCCAGCTTTGGCCGTGGGCGGAGGAGTTCTGGAGGCCGAAAGACCGGCGACGGAACATGGTACGCGCCGCAGCCCTCCTCCTCGCGGAGATCGACCGACTTGACCGCATAGCGGCGGCGCTTGAGGCTGACTGAAGTGCAGCTCCTGCGCATCGGCCCTCGCCCGGTCGGTGCGTAGGGGCGGACGCTCCAGAACGGGCGCCGACTACCAGAGGAGTTGCCCATGCACTTCGCCGCGACCTGTCTCGTCAGCTTCTGGCTCAACCTTGCCCCGGCGCTCACGCCGGTGGCGATCCTGCCTCAGAACCAGTACAGCGGCGGCTGTCCGAGCCGGTGCGACTGCGCCGACCAATGCGAGGCGGACAAGGAGTATTACTGTTGGCCCTCGTGCAGCGGCAAGACCGGCACCGCCTACAACGACTGCATGAACCAGTGCGCCGTCACCTTCAATGCCTGCTACTCGTGGTGTGCCAACAACTGCCCCGGAGACTTCGGGCCCACCTGCTAACCGCCCGGCCTCACCCGCTGCCGCTCGCCACGGTGGGCGGTAGCGAGAGATGCCGGACAAGGGAGGAAGAGTATGCCGGAAGAGTCACCGAGAGAAACCCGAACCGCCGCCGAGGTTCTAGCCTACGTCGGGAGCGACGGGGAACCGTCATTCCTCGGATTCGACCGTGAGGCGCTCGCGCGCTTCCTGTCATTCGAGGAGGCGCGGCCGTGGATGAAGCCGGATCTGACCGCGGACGGGTGGCCCGAGCCCCTACCGCGCACACGCGAAACGGCGCTTGCTGAGGCTGTGGACTACATTCAGCGCGTCGGGATCGACAAGGCCGTCAACCATCGGGGCATCAGCGCAAACCGCACGGTGGAGAAGCTCCGCGCGTTATGCTGGCTCGCCGGAGATGAAGAGGCGGTGAAGATCTGCGACACCGAGCCGTACCCGAACTATGGCGCGCCGATCCTGCGCGCGCTTTGCCGGCACCTCGGCGTTGACTATGCCGCCCTGCTCGACGCCTACGGTCTCGGCGTATTCGAGGATATGGCTGCCGGTCGGACCTGCCGGGCATGTCGAGAGGGACGCGAGTCGGGGTGCAGCGCATGAATGTAAGGCGCGAGGACACCGCTCAGGCCGAGATCGACGACGCCGTCCGCACGGCGATACTCGGCGGCATGACAATCGAGGAGTTCAAGCGTTCGGCCGCAGCCTGCTGGGAGGCGCAGCTCAGAGATGCGGCCGACCGCGCCCATCGCGAATTCTTCCCGGAGAAGCACAGCGGGTGACCGCCCGTCGCGGTTGGCGCTCGACCACCCTGAGCCTGGCGGAGAAGCATTGCCCGGCCGCGCTCACGTGTGCGGAAGAAGGCCGCCCGTATGATCGCCGGATGTTCGCAGTGGGCTCGGCGGCGCACGCGGTCCTGGAGGAGATTGGCAAGGCCAGCGCGGCGGCCGGGCGCTTCCTGGACACCCTGGAGGCCGAGGAGGTCGCGCGGGTTACCTGCGGCGAGCTGATTGCGTTCGGGAGAGACTTCGAGGGCGACCGTGAGCCGCCCCTGCCATCGGACTTGGTATGGCGCGGTCGTGACCTCGCCATGTCCTACGTCAAAGACTTCCCGCTGCCCTATGATCTACGGTTCGAGGAAGGCGTAGCGGTAGACCGGGAGTGGCGCTTGCAGCCCTACGGGAAAGAGGCGTGGCTCCGTTGCAGAATCGATGCGGTCGGCACCGTCCTCCCTGGCCTGTTCGATCCCGAGGACGCCGCCGGCCCAAAGCTCGACGTGATCGATTACAAGTCGGCATGGAACGCGGATGAATCCGAGTTGGGCACCTTGCAGCGGAAGATTCAGGCCGTGCTGTCCTGGGAGAAGTGGGGCGAGGGGCACGAGGAGTTGCACCTCGTCGTCATCAACTTCCGGCTCCGGCGGCCGTTTGAGATGAGTGTGTTTCCGAACACGCCGGAAGGCGCCGAGGTCATGGCGCGCTGGCGCTCCGAGATCGAGACGGAGATCCGGTCGCGCGAGGAGCAGGTAGGCTTCGACGGTGAGCGCGTCGCGACTCCAGGCGGCCAGTGCTACGGCTGCCCCTATCTGGGCGGTTGTGCGCCGGCGCAAGAGTTCCTCCGTGCCGTCTACGGCTCCTCGGAACCGCTCTCCATGGCCTACGCCTACGCGATGGCTGAGGCCGAGATCCGGCGAGTGGCGGGGACGAGTTCCGCGCCGGGTCCTCTGCGCTTCGCCACGGCCGAGGAGCCGCTACAGATCGACGGCGCCCAGGTGGGGACCGTGATCGAGACGCAGCGGGCGCTCACCCCGAACGCCGCCGAGGTGCTCGGCGAGGCGTGGGTTAAGAAGATCCGCGCCGGGGACGTAGAGGCTCAACAGGCGACCATGCCCGGTCTCATTCAGGCCCTCGGGGTCGGCGTGCAGCAGGCGGAGAGCCTGATGCGCTACATCCACCCGAAGGATCGGGACGCCCAAGCCCGCGCCCTCGCTCCGATCCTGACGGAGAAGTCGAAGCGGCGGTTTGGAGTCCATCGGGATTGACTTTCGGCGCGCACCATGCTATGGTATGCACTGGAGGTAACGAACAATGAGCGAGAGATCAGCAGAGATGCCGGACGCCTACGATCGGCTGCTCGGCGCGTTGCATGGACTGCCGGACGTGGTGAGCACCAGGCCCTCGACGGTGCGGTCGGTTACGCCGCTCTTGGGCAACAGCCAGACATGGATCGTGCAGAGCTATCGCCAGATCGGGCAGGGCGACACGATCTTTCTGGAGATGGTCGGCCGCGAGGGAAGTCTCCGGCTCGCGATCCCCGCCGCCGTGTCCGAGACCATCGCGCGACAGCGCGACCCGCTCACGACGAAGTCGCGCAGTAAGAAGGCG